TGTGTTTGTTGATTCATCAATCAACTGAATCGTAACGCTCGCAGGAAACGAACGAGGGATGATTGTGATTGATTGTGGCGAAGCCGATACTTGTAGAATATGCATCTCAAGTAAATAACCTACGCTTGTTAAATTGTTTGAAAAAGAAAAGAGGGCCGAAGCCCTCTCATCCATCCCATCACTTTAGCACTCTTTCGATTTGCTGAAGCAAATATACTACAAACTTCCTTTGAGTGATTTGTAGAGTGAATTCAACTCATCAAGTTTGTTCTTATAATATCCAAGATATGAAACATAATCTTGCCCAACACGCAATGACTCTTTATAGACAGGGCTATCATCGGGACTCATTCCGAGTTCCTTTGCAGCCTTAACAAAATTTGCAGATTGCTGTGCAAGAGGGGTTGATGACTCTTGCCATTTTAGCAACTCAACCTCAAAGGCATCAATTGCACTTGCAACTTTAGCCTTTGAATCAGCCAATACTGTATTGATTTTTTGAATTGCTTTTGAGTGCGAACCATCAATGGCATCATTTCCTTTTTCAAGGGCAGTGTATGCCTTTTTAAGGTCATCGGCAACTGCAAATTCAACCTTAATGGTTTTTGCTGAACGTACTTCTTCGCCAATCTTGGCGATTTTAGAAAAAATGTGTTTGCTCATTTTAAATAAGACCTTTAATGTTTTTTGTTAGTTGCTGAACGGCTTTAGCTTCATCTAAAAGTTCTCTACGGAATTTTTCGATTTCACCGTATTCCTTAAACTCACTTACATTCATACCCAAATCCTTTAGTTGTTCTTCAAGCTTACTCATAACTTGAGCAGCTTCACCGCCTAAAGCCAACGCATTGTTAAAGGTACTATCGTTTACTTTAACCTGCTCAACTACTTTTCTTTTTAGATTTTCGTAATCAGAAAAATCTTTTGCTGAAGCAGATTTCGCTTGTTGCAAGTTTTGAAGTTGAGCTTTTAATCCCGCAATCAAAGAATTGATAGCAGCGTTAGCGAACTTCACTTTAATCGGCTCTTGAGCCGAGAACTTCGTGAGGATTTTGTTAAGTGTACTCATAACATAAGGGGGCTTGCGCCCCCCTCAATTATTTAGGAGTTAGAACCTACTACGATGGTGTCATTTGCACCTGCACAACCCGCAAACGGATTGTTCAAAGTAGCACCTGAGATGAAGTTGGCAGGCAGTTGCTCTTGGGCTTCCATTACAAGCGTGTAGCCTGAAAGGTCACCCATAGCAGCACCCGTTACGATGGTTCCACCTGTTACCTCTGCTCCGTAGTTCTTACCCATCAAGAAAGCATTGCCGTTGTAGTCCTCTACAACAACGTAAGGACGTCCGTAAGCCAAAAGCTTCAGTTCCTTGTTGTCTTCTTTGGTCAATTTGGTCAAGGTAAGATTCAACGTCTGCGTGAAGAAGGTAGTACCATTCTCACGGCTTGAGTTGAAGGTTTGCTCGAAAGAGCTATTTCCTTTTACCAAGTATTGGTATGCAGAGAATGTACCGCTAATGTTGGTCACCTCATCGTTGGTCAGGGTGATAGTACCCAAGTCACCGAAATCTACAAAGTACACGGCATAGATGCCACCTACTACGTCTTTACACGGAACCGCCCGACCTTTTGTTAAATCACAAGCCATTGTTTGTTTGTTTTATTAGAATTAAAAAAAGAGGGCGAGGGCAATGCCCAAGCCCCCTCTTGATTTACATTAGGTCGGATTAAGAGTAGAGAACTACGTCAGAACCGATGCCGTACTGTACACCTGCAAAGAAACGCAAGATGACACGCAGGTTTAAGCTTCCGTCAAGTTCCGACATGTCGAGGATGCGGGCCTCGTTTTTCTCGTTGAGGATCCCTGTTCCGAAGTATAGGTTGCTTGACTGAGCAGCTACCATCTTGTTTGAAGGCAGGCCGTTAACCATAGCTACACGGATGCCATCGAAGAACAAGTCACCCTGTCCGTACCACATCGTGCCTTTGTTGTCAAGACCATTAGCACCAAGACCTGAAGTACCGAAGCCACCAAGCGCACGAACGTAAGCCTTAGCTACGTTTTGTGGGACGTAGATGGTCAAGTCCTCTTTACCGTAAAGGGCAGAAGGAATAGCGTCTACAACCTTGCCAAGCTCGGTGATTACGTTAGCAGCAGTTACAGTCGTAGCAGTTACGTCAACTACGTCAGAGTCAGCAGTCATCAAAGAGATGAAACCTGAGAACTCACCTGCTGAAGCAGCGTTTCCGTTCCAAATGTTTTGCTCAATCTTTTGGGCAGTCTTGGCAGCTACGTGAGCGAACAAGAAGTCAGCGAAAGAAGCAGGGATGCTGTCGTAAGCAGAGAAGCCCATTTGACCACCGATCCAAGAATCGTAGTAGTCCTTCTTGCAAAGCTGAAGGTTAACTTGGAAAGGCTCAACCTCCAACACACGGTCGGTGAGGGTCAGGGTTGAAGTGGCAGTAAAGTCACAAGTGGCATCTTTTACGATGTCATCAGTTTTGACCTTCTGAAGGGTGGTTTTGAAGTTTACGTTTGGAAGGATCTCGATGAGTCCCTTGTCAAGCGTGTCTGCGCTCAAAAGAGCAGCAGAGATGTACTTACTCGCAAATTGACCTGCGTAGTTCGTAGTGATTGAAGTGGTCGTTGCCATTTTCTGTTTTTATTAGTTGTTAAGACGTGCAAGGACTCGGTCAATCGACTTCATCGGACGATTAAATTCAACCTTGTTGGCTTGCTTTGTTGCAGGATTGTGCTTGATTGGCTTGGCAGCAGCTTGAGACGAGAACTCCTTCTTGGCAGAAGCCATCTCCTCTTTGTACTTAGCCATCTCATCCTTCATTTTTTTCATCTCGTTCTGAATCTCCTCAACAAGTGGAGCAACTGCTTCAGCGACTGCTACCTCAATAACGGCAACAACCTCCTGAGCAACTTCAGACACGGCCTCCTCAGCTACTTCTTCAGCAACTGCAACGGCTTCTTCTGACTGCATCTCAACTTCAACTTCAACCGGAGCTTCAGTTTCTTTGATCTCTGCAATCATTCCTTCTTCAACAATCACGAGGATGCGACCATCTTCGAGCTTGTGTTCTCCTACGGGAGCAGGTACACGGTCTTCGCCACTAACGACAAAAACTTCGTTGCCTGCTTCAAAGGCTTCAGCCTCAAGAACGGCTCCGTTCTCAAGGTTCATAGTTGCAAACTTAACCTCACGGACGGAGGCCAATTCTGCAAGGATTCGGTTTAGGATTGAATTTGCTTTCATATCTAACTAAATAAAAAGGGGTTGGTTAATTGTTACATTTTTACAAGTCCTGCCAAAGCGTGTTGGTGGCCTCCCATCGGGTGTTGATGGTCTGCCATTCTTCGCCTCGTATGCGGACGCTGGTGCCCTGACCTACGAGTGAGCCGATGCCTTGAGCAGCAAGCGAGCCATCGCAGCACGCTCGTGAGTAGGTGTTGTTCTTGCATAGACATCCCCTGTTGCCGCCTCGTGGTGAGGCTACGGGGAGGCGTTGTGGTCTCATCATCGTGATTGGGTTCTTTGAATGAACATAATGCAGTCCCAAATTTGAACGGCTCCGCCTACTGCGGTGATAGTCCAATAGTTTCCGTTGGTCATAAAGTCAGCATCCACATAGTATTGGAATACGTTGTGAAACGGATGCGCCACGTCATTGCCTCGTGGGAAGTTGATGGTGGCTGCTAAACGCTCGTATGGCGTTCCGTTGCCTCCCTCAAGTTTGAGTTCTGCGTAGGTTTGTTGTGCGTTTGCTGCGCTTGCGTTGAAGACAATCGTGGCAATGTACATATCGTTCTCCTTGATGCCGTACACCCGTTGTGTGGTGGGATTGTACAGGACACTTGGAGTGTTGAGGTACGATGTGATTGTTGCTGCGTTATTGGGAAGCGTCACAGTAGCGTCCTGTGCAATCGTTAGCTTGTTTGCTGATGTGTATTGGTCATCATCCCAACGCACCCACCCAAGACCTTGAGCATCGCTTGAGTTAAGGTTTACCCAAGCACCGCTACGCACAATCCAATAGCCCGTCTCGGTTTGTACAATAGACCCTTCTTCAATGGCGTAGGTCAGACGCTCCGCATCCGTGATGACATCCGTCTGAACCTTGATAGCCGAAATCAAAGAAGCCGAAGGCGAGCCTGCGGTTGAAGTTGAGGTCGAGATGCAGTCAGAAGAAGCCGTTGCCGTTGCCGAGGAGGTAGCAGCAGAGGCAGTATCTGAAGTGGCCCAAGAGGTTGTTGCCGTTATCGAGGTAGCAGTCGCAGAAGCCGTTGCTCCCATCGTTGAGCAAATTCAGAGCGAGATGAAAAAAATGAAGGAGGAGATGGAGAAGTACAAAGAGGAGATGTCTGCTGCCAAGCAGGAGTTCTCATCTCAAGCTGCTGCTAAACCCATCAAGCACACCCCCGCAACAAAGCAAGCCAACAAGGTTGAATTTAATCGTCCTGCAAAGGCGATTGACCGAGTCCTTGCACGTCTTAATAAATAATCAAATCAGAAAATGGCTACGACCACTTCAATCACCACCAACTATGCAGGTCAGTTTGCGAGCAAGTACATCTCTGCTGCGCTCCTGTCTGCTGACACGCTCGACAAAGGTCTCATCGAGATCCTCCCGAACGTAAACTTCAAAACCACCCTTCAGAAGGTTAACACCGACGAGATCGTCAAGGACGCCACCTGTGACTTCACTGCCACTTCAACGCTGACTTTGACCGACCGTGTACTCGAGGTTGAGCCTTTCCAAGTAAACCTGCAACTCTGCAAGAAGGACTACTACGATTCTTGGATCGGTGGTCAAATGGGCTTCTCTGCCTACGATAGCATCCCCGCTTCGTTCGCTGACTTCTTGATCGCTCACGTTGCTGCTAAGACGTCTCAGAAGATCGAGCAAAACATTTGGAACGGAAACGCTGCTTCAGCAGGTGAGTTCTCAGGTTTGATCTCTTTGATGACCGCTGACTCTGACGTTGTTGACGTAACGGCTACGACCGTGACGGCTGCTAACGTAATCACCGAGCTTGGCAAGGTTGTAGACGCTATCCCCGCTGCCCTTTACGGCAAGGAGGACTTGACCATCTACGTTCCGCAAAACGTAGCTAAGGCTTACGTTCGTGCGCTTGGTGGCTTCGGTACTTCAGGTCTTGGTGCCAATGGTG